GATTACAGTTGAAAAATGCGGCTGAATTCTCTATTAGAATGAAAAGAGATACTTCTAATTACAGAAGAGGTATCATTTGGAATAATGCCGCATCAGATACAAAAATTGCCGAAATTGGGTATCTAAATACTGAACAACTTATATTCTTAAATCCATTGGGAAGCACAGAAGTTTGGAATGAAGCTGCTGGGAAATATAGTTTTATTATAGGGAATAACTTCTTAACCTATAATACTTGGACTATCCTTCACTCAAATAATAGTACTAATTATGCTTCTGGAAGTGTCAAAGTCGCAGATTCGAGTATAGATAATATAAATAATACGAATAGAGCAGGAAGTAGTAGGGTCAACTTCTTTGAAACTTATGGTTCAGGAGATATTATGCCTACGACCTATGGGAATACTATGGAGATATGTAGTACCCGTTCAGTTCATTGGCAACCTCAACTTTATTTTTCTTCTGGTAAAGGAGGACATATTTATTACCGCAATAAAGACTATAATATATCTGGTTTTGGTTCGTGGAAACAACTCATTGATTCAGAGAACTACAGTAGCATCCTAAATTCTACCTACGTCAAAAAGGCTGGTGATACTATGACGGGAAACTTAGTCGTAGGTACTGGGCAAACAACTGCAAGTATATCTTCTCAATGGGGAGAATTTTCTATAAATATTAGTAGCTCTATAACCGGAGGATGGGAGAGAGGACTTTGTGCTACTATAAATAATACTTCTACCCCAATAAAATTTGGTTTTTATGGAAGCGGTCAGACTTTAAATTATGCTTATGCTGGACTTTTTTCAAATCCGTGGCAAAAATGGGACAACAATACATCTACTATATCAACCGAATTAGTAGTAAATAAAAATATAATTGGATTAAATAGAGAGTTTTCGCTTCTAAGTGGAGATGAACATTTTCAACATAGATATTGGAATAGTGTAGGAAGTTATAGCTATGAAGTATTGCTGTTGTTACCTATTCCTGCTACAACTAATTTAGGCGGTCTTAATACTATAGATGGTACTATATCTGGATATACAAATGGAGCTAATCAATGCTTTTGGGTTGATGTGAAGATTTCGACTATTTATAATACTACTTTTTGGAATATAAAATCAATAAGCTCTTTTTTATCTAATCAATATGTATTAAAAAAATGTAAGTATAATAACATTTGGTATTATTGTATTGAAATCCCATATCGGGATAATAAAATAGATAGTTATTATTTTAGAGGGGTTATTCGTTCAACTATTGCAGGAGGATTATCAACTATCACTTTGCCATACCGTATAAAATATAAAACTAAGGCAAATGGAAATAATGCAGAAGTTATTAATAACTCTGAGATTAATAGTAGTCTTAGTACAACACTGACACAAGGAGGGATTACAGCAGCATATTCAATAGAAAATACATATTATCAAAATATAAAGCCCCATCTTAGTAATTCAATAACTTCGGGAACTACTGATTTAAGATGGAAGTGTGTTTATAGTTACAATCTCGACATAAGTTCTACAAGTACTTTTGGTGAAACTGCAACTTTTAATGGTGGAATGTATTCTGGTAATATCTTTCCGTTAAGCAATAATAATTACAGAATAGGTTCAAGTAGCAATAGATTTATAGATGCGTATATTCAAGCTTGGGTCTATGCTAATTCTGGTCTTTATATGAACCCATCTGGTATAACCCAAAATGGTCCTTATTTGGAACTTTCAAGCGGTGGAAATGAGATTATTATAGCTGGAGGCACTGATTTTTATGTTAATTATAGAGGTGCAAGTTATGGCGGTAGGTCTGTTCCTAAAAAATGGTATTGGCGGGCAGGAAGCAGTTCATCTTGGGCAAATATGGAATTTGGAGATTGCACCCTGCATGGTTGGATAAATAGTACGGGAATAACTGGAAGTGGTGCTAAGGCTTATAATGTAGGAGCAAGATTTGCAAATACAAGCCATGATAGCATTGAAATTGTTGGAGGTAATTATACAATGGGACTTGGCTGTCATTCAAATGGTTTGTGGCATTGGTGGAGAGGTACTGCTAACCCGACAAGCTCTACAAATAAATCGTATGTTATGGAATATGATGGTAGTACATGGGCTTTTACTGGAAGTATTACTGCTACGGCTGCAATCACCGCTAAAGCTACTTCTGACTTTAGATTAAAAGAGAATTACGATGGGCTTATAGATTACCGAGAAAGACTACTAAAACTTGGCAGAGTTTATGACTATAATTATAACAAAAAAGCATTGGATTTATACCAAGATAGGATAGACAATAAACGTCATACCGGACTTGTATATCAAAATGCGGTGAAAGCTGGTATCACAAATTTCTGTCACGAAAAGGATGAATATGGATATGGTAGCTTGAATTATTTATCTCCCGACCTTATCGCAACAATCATTGGTTCTGTGCAAGCCAATATCCTTTCTATCCGTCTTGTTGAATCAGAGCAAGAACGAATGAGAAAGGAATTGGAACATGCTAAATCAGAGATTAATAGGCTTAAAGGCTTAGTTGCCTCTTTACAGAACTAAGTTCTTTTTCTAAGGTAGCTATCTTCTTTTTGAGGGTAGCTACCTCATTATCTACTTGCTGAATACCTCGCCATAATACGGGTATTAAACGTTCGTATTGTATTACATAATAATCTTTAAAACAGTTACTTACCCATTGACTATATCCATTTATTAGCAAGTCTTGTGCAATAAGTCCGTAATGCTCCTCATTGTCATTAAAGATTGGAGAGTTTGCTTTTGCGGTATCATTCCAGTAATACTTCACTGACTTTAACTTGTGAATAATAGCCAAAGCATTGTATTCTTTAATATTTTTCTTCAATCTTATATCAGAAGAGGAAGACTTGGCTGTAACTGCACCAGTTGCCTCTATATTACCATTAATTAATAGTCTTGCGCCACTTATTTGTAACCATTTTGCACTAAATTGTCTTGAAGTACCTGCATTACCTAAAACAATTTCATTATTATAATATCCAAGTCCCATTGCTATAGTACCTCTTCTAACCATTGCGTAGCATACATATCCAGTATTAGCTGTATTGGGACGAGTACAGTTATAATAACCATACGCATTATCGCTTCCTCCATCGCCAGCAGAGAACAGATTTGAAGTTCTTATCAGACCAGTTGCAGTAATGCTTGTAACTCCCGTCATAGCTCCACTGACGTTTGCCGAACCGTTTACTGACTGTCCCCAAATCGTTCTTGTAGTTCCCCAATAGGAAGTTGTGATATTAGCTGAACCGTTGAACGATGTACCATTTATTGTACGTGAAGTCTGTAATGTTGTAGCGGTTGTAGCGTTTCCACTTAGAGAGCCAGTCAGTGTTCCGGATAGTCCTCCGTTAAATGTCGCCTTACCAGCAAAAGTACTTGTAGAACTTAGTTTTAAAGTCCCTCCCTCAATCGAACCATCTTGTGAATATATATTAGCATTACTACCTAAGCCAGTAGTAAAAGGAAAATTCCATATTTCATCATAATTAGAAGGAATAGTTGTTCCATCTACAAAGTTTTTATTGGGAACAAAATGATATGTGCTATTATAATTAAGATTTATAGCAGTTAAATAAATAACATTACCTGCTCCACTTGCAGTTGAAGTAAAATAATATATGTCTACATATCTATCACCATATATATAACTTCCATTACTATCTTTAGGAGCTAAAATTCTTACTTTTGAAAATGGAGCAGGATAACCATTCAATTGTGTTATTATAGGTTTAGAACTGTGGTGTGTCAATGATATTATAAAAGTTACAGACCTATTCATAGAATGTGAATATGAATTTGATATAGTTATCATTACAGTGTTAGAATCTCCTGCACCCGGATATTTTAACACACCTATTCTTATCCATTTACTGCCTGCCCCTCCAGGTATTCCATTAATATATACTCTTCTTGTTAAATCTACAGCATGATATCCATCTATCATATCCGCATTTAAATTCGTACATGTAGTAGTAGATACACACTGAAACGGCTGTGTGCCAGTAGCTACATAAGATTTAAAAAACTTTCCATGTACGCTTGCATCGTTTTCCCCAAAATGATATTCAGTAGGTTTTGGTCTATTATCTTTTGAAGTATATCCAAAGTAGATATTACTATTAGCTGTATATGTACCTCCAAAGTTAATCTCATTGCTTGAAGAAGAATATACTATAAGACCAGATGTACCAAATCTATCGTGCATATAGTCTTTGTAATTGGAGCTATTAAGTATCTTTGCCCACGAAGTCCAAGAAGTAGTTTCTCCGTGACGAGTATATAAATCGTTATCAGTTGAAGCTATTTCCCAAGCATGCCCTCCAGTTTTATTCTGCCATCCTCTCCATCCCCATACAGTTGCATAACTTCCACCAGCTGAAAGACCAATAGTAGTTAAATTCTTAATGCCTCTCATAATAAATAAACCACCATAGTCATTAGGCACTTGATTTACGCTTCTTGTATCAGCCCAATTAGTGAATTGGTATGGTTTAAGACTTCCGGAATGCCATACATTATAATTAACTCCTGCATATCTGTATATTATAGCACCTCTTAAATTATCAGCTAATCCTAAACATAATGTAGGATGGCTATCAAGTTTATCATTGTATAGGTAAGCTCCATAAGTCGCATTATATCCTACTTCAACTGTAGGTGTTGTACCATTTACAAATTGAATACAAGTTCCAGATGCATTACTTGATTTAATGGTAGCTACTGTTGCAGAAGTTGAAGTATCTCCAACAGTTAGTGTTCCCGTCAATGTTCCACCAGAAAGTTTCAGATATTTACTATCTAAGGCAGAGGCGTAGTTTCCTTCGTGCAGAACTTTATACCAAGTTCTGAAAGAACTTGCACCAACACCTCTAAAGTAAAAATCATCAGAATTATAGGCTGCTCTTAATTGGAATAACCTATTTGCCGCAGAACCAATGTTTAATACAGTATCATTAGCACCAGTAGTTCCATATGCAGTACCATTTGCCTCCCATACAGATGTCTTAGATGCTGTAAATGTAGATACAGTATCTATCGCAGTAGAGGTTATTTGAGCATATCTCTCTAAATGGTTGGCGGTAGTAGCAATATTGCCTTTAGTTAATGTCAGTACTCGCGTACTATTGTCATAAGTAGCGTTGGTAAGGACATTTCCCGTTCCAGTAATAGTAGTGGAAGGGTAGTTTGGGAGCGTAATATACTTGCTTGTGTCTGGCGCATAAGTTTGGCTGTTAACTTTGATACCAGCAATGCCAGTACCTCCACCACCATTCTTTTCAAGTTCAGTAATTCTACTTGCCAACTTGTTGATAGTGTATGCGTTAAAGGTGTCTGATAATGTTGAATCAGCGAATGTACCACCTAAACTTGAATATCCATAAACGGTGTCAATAAGACCGCCTCCTCCACCGCCACTACCGGAACTGATACCTTTTGCAGATACAGCACCGCTTGCGTAGAAGTTAACAGCCGAGCCATCTTCTTTGTAGACTTTAATAGCATTATTGGCACTATCCACTCCAATGCGATACCCAGTTGTTCCTATTTCGATGTAGTCGGAAACTGTCAATTTCTGCATTGGATATTGTGGTATCATGTAGCTAATAGTCTTCGGAGTTCCAGAACGATATACAATCTGGAATAGAGAAACATAGTCGCCAAGCTGATTTTCTTTGATGATGAATGATTGTGGGTCAGCATGGAAAACACCATCAGTCCCCCACCATACAGCACCGCTTGCAAGGTAGCCAGAGCCATCCATACGAATGATAGCCTTTGCTACATCTGATGGCATGTTTGCTTCTGTATAATCTGCTCTATCCTTCATAGAACCTCCATACCAAGAAGCAATACCTCCACCGACCTTAGTAGCATCATAGACACCATTCATACCGGACATTACTTTAAATCCAGCTACCGGGTCAGTATATCCCAGCATGTTTAACGCATTCTGAATAACACCACCTTCGATTGTGGTACTCTCTTTCCACGCTTTCTTTAGATATTCATAACCAGCCAAGTCTTTTTTAACGGTATCTACTGCCGCCTTAGCTGCGTCACTGATGGCATTCAAAGCTGCCGTTCGTTGATTGTAGTACGCAGATTGCTTTGAAGCAAAGTCAGAAGGTATAGTTATATTTTCGGGAGTAGAAGCCGACAATGTAACCAATACCGCACGATAATTGCTGTGGGCATTCAGATAACCCGTAGGGCTACCCAATGAATACAAAGTATATCCTGCTGTAATATTAGTCTTGTCAGCGTCTATACGAACTATTTCGTCTTTAATAGCTTGCTTTTCAGTAGGAGATATAACCCCATCTTCTGCCCACTTATCCAATCTTTGCTTTGCTGCTTCCGCTTCTGCTTTGGCTGCATCTGCCGCCTTTTGAGCCTCTTCCGCAGCTTTCTTTGCATCTTCTGCCGAAGTGTTTATTTTGTCTTGGATAAAGTTGTTGGCTGCATTCAAATAAGCTATAAAATCTCCATATTTGGTATTGAAGGTGTCGTACCTACCATCTACCAAAGCGACTTCCGTTGAGGTAGCTACTCCGTCAGCTATGGCATCATCAATAGCAGTAATAAGCTCGGTAGTTGCCACATTAAATCCATCATAAGCGGTTTTTAGTTCTACCTTAGCAGTACCGGACAATAAAGGATTAGCATAAACCTTAGAATAAGATTCCGCTACGCTCTTCTGTATTGATTTGATTGAGTTCAAATATTTCTCAATTGCGGCAGCTTCTTGTCTGTCAACAATACCGTCTTTAAAGGCTTCGTCTGTGAAGTCTTTCATATTGGTTACAGTCTGCTTTGCGTCATTGGCTTCTTTCTTAGCTTCTTCTGCTGCCTTTTGCGCTTTAGCTGCTTCAAGATAAGCCTTTGAAGTGTCATTGTCTGCAATCTGCGTCCATCCCCATGTATCTCCCGTCTTTACCCATCTCCATGATTTTCCTGCATCGGGAGTAGTTTCATCATCGACATATTCTTGGATATTGGTAAATACATCACCTTCATGCCGTTTTTTCAAAGCTTCTGTATTCCAATCTACTGCTGGCTGGTTTGTAAGAGTTGGTGTGTATTCTCCATACCAAGTTTCCTTTACTCCATCTATCTGGTCTTGGAAGCTGTTAAATGTTTCCTCAACGTCTTTGCCAGATTTGGTTACAAGTTTACCTTTTATCTCAACACCAGTTACCGTATCAAACTTCATATAGCTGCTCTTATCTCTTGCTCCAATATAAGAGTTGCCATAGACGTTCATATAAGCGAGATTTGTAGTCTTGTCAACACCGTAGGACACGTACTCTTTGTTGAGGTATGAATAGCTGTTTATGCCAGCATATAAAGTCATACTTGGCGAGAAAGTGTCAACTGCACTAAAGATAATTGCATTCTGTCTTGTCTTGTCCTCTACATGAGTAACACCATTTGCATCAACAAAAGTCTTATTACCTAACTGACAAATAGTATCTCCTACTCGCGGTGCATCACTGGCTGCATCAGCATCAGTTTTTGAGATGTCAATGTAATTAGTTCCTACGTTTACAACCAAACGCCATAAGTAATGATTTGACACATTCTCATAAACTCCCTCCTTAATATTGAAGTCTTGTGCCAAAGCCATATCTCCTGCTCGGAAACGATTATCTAATGCTTCCGTACCATCATCTTGGTAGAAATAGCATCGCCAATAGTCCCAAACATTTTCGCCAGTCTTGTTGCCTTCTTCGTCAAGTATATCATTTCTATCTTCTATCTTGATACATTCGATTGCACCACCGGGAGTAATCATTTGGCGACCTCCGATAACTCCGGTCTTGATAATCTCCAAAGCATAGAACATGGCTTTCATTCTTACTGTCAGATAATCAAGCTCTGCATGTGATTTTCCGTCTGTATCTGCATAGAATATACCACCCGTACTTCCGGTCACATAGCTACCGACTTTCAATCCACGCAAGAAAGTTATCATTCCTTGTGCGGTATCATCTTTAACTCTGCTGAGTTTTTTGTTCAGTTCGCCTACAATGTCAAGTCCATAAATAGCTTGTAACTGTGCTACTTGGCTTCCTAACTTGCTAAGTCCATCAGCTATCTGTCCTATCTGATTCAGTACAATAGACACTTCGTCCGTTAAGGTAATATTATAAGTAGGAAGGGGATTTGTACCATATTGGATTGACATTTCCTTTACGGATAATTCCATAGCGTCCTCATTGTCTTTATACAAGAATCTGACAATAGTATTAGGCTTAATCTGCGCAAGAATTGCTTGGTTTGTTTCCAAGAAGTGTTCGTCGAAGCTCAAAGGATAGTCATACAAAGGCATATTATTTTCAAGCATATATCTTTTCATGGCGACGTCCAAACGTTCTTGTGCCTTGTCTATATATGCTTGTGGCATTTCAATGTGCAATATGACAAACTTGTCGCCAGTTTTAACTTGCTGGAACTTGCTTGGCATTATCGTACCAAATGTATCTAAGTCCTTTGTCAGTTTAATAGTAATAGCTTGGTCTGTACTGTCTGGATATTTAGCATAGTCCCTCTGTTCTCCATTTGGTTTGAATACAATGTTTCCAGCTTCATCAGTTACATAGAAGTTCTTTTTTACATCTTCCCAATCTACTGCTACCTCGTAGTTAGCTCCTAATGTGTCACCGGACTTCATGGAGAAGGTCATTCCACTTGTAACTGCTGCTTGTGCATATAAGTCAAAGCCAAGAGGATAAAGCGTCACATCAAAATACGACTGTCTAACCTCTCCCGTTTCGGGGTCAATATAATCATCCCAGCCACCTTCCGGTACTATTACTTCTTTGAACAAGTCAATAGCTTGTCCCTTGTATGTCATACCTTTAATAGTAGGTTGTATGCTGGAAAATTCTTGGATATGGAATACTGGTGCAAGAGGATTGATAGGAGTAGGATAGCTGCTATCTGCGTCATAGTAGTCAATAAGAGGGTCTTTAGAACCAAACAAGACTTTATTTCTAACAGCCTCTACATATACTGATGGCATTAACGTGTCACGAGTATATGGGTGCTCAATGCGATTTCCGTCTGCATCTGTAATTATAGGATAGCCATACGGAATATTAATGTTGCTACCATATCCAGCAATACGAGTAATGACCTTATTATTCTTTGGTGTGCAATCATTGTTTTTTAGTCCTACACCTTGTCCGAATTTGAATATGTATGGCTTGTTTTCATTGTCAAGTATTTCCTTAGATGGCTTGCCAAACCAAATAGTATATCCATCAACTACAAATGGGACTTTCCATGTTTCGTATGCAGTCTTGCAAACGTCTGAAATAAATTGATTGCTGAATGATAACACATCACTCATTGTCCCATCATCTACAAATGTTGGCTGTAACTTGCAAGTCCATTTAGTTCCGACAAGACATGAGTTGATTTTTTGAACTAACATGCTTAATGTACCAATCCACGAGAAAGTCCGTTTTTCGCTGCGATAACTTTCCTCACTGCTACTAATAGCAATGTCAGTAAAGGGAATGTTGTACAATTCAATCATTTCATGGTAGAAAGTACAACTATATTTAGTCATTCCCTTTGCCTCGCTGTTTTCCGAAGTCATTCCTTTTCTAACAACTACGGGAGGATTTTTAAGAATGTACTTTATTCCTTTATACTCTACATATTCTTGCAGAGTAAACGAAAGTGAATTGTCTTTATAATAAAACTCTCCTTCTATCTTGTCATTTAACGACATAACAATAGTTGAGAAAGTGTGTTTTCTCAAACTGATGTCGTGGAAGGGAGTGCCATCTTCATTGTATATATTCAGTATAGGGTTTACTTCGTTCGCCATTTTACGTAGTATTTAATTCCGATTATTCCTATGATTGCTGCATTAATTAGTAAAAGCCACCAGCACCATGATGGAACATGCTTCTTAATGACTTCTTTCTCCTTAATGACTTCTTTCTCTTGATATATAGTATCATTCTGTATGACTGTTCTGTCTATGTACTTGATTTTTTCAATATACTTAGTATTAAAAACAGTATCGCCTTTTTGAATAACAGAAAAATAGATACTATCTCTTGTGTGTACCATTAAAGTGTCATGCCGTTCTTTGATAATCTCTTTTATTTCTGTATTTTTCTCCAAGTCTTTTGCAGTTCGGCATGAAAACAAAAGAGGCAAAAGGATTATTAGGAGAAGAACCTTTTTCATCCTTTGAAATAGGTTACTTTGCCATTACTTCCATCAGTACGTACATCTAAGTGTACCCAAGTGACATCTTGTTCCAAGCGTACCGGATAAGGAAGAAGTATCTGATTTGCCTTAATCCAATTACGAACTTCCAAGGCGGTCATTCCCTTCACATCAAAGTCCAGTGCAGTTCCTTGCAGATGTGCAGATACATATACCTTCTCCAATCGGGTCTTTTCAGCTACTAATTGGCATACATTACAACGAAGTCCTCTTTGCGTTAGACCTCCTCCCGAATGCCAAGTATTGACAGTTATAGGCTTACCAAGCTTTTCTCGTATGACGCATATTGTTTCAAGCAATCGTGGGTCAAAAAACGTCCAAGCCATTTCTCCAAACTTGTTATATACATGCTTGCATACAAGCTCTTTGATATTAAAATAGTTCTTTATATTCATTTTCAGTCCTCCTTCTTTTCATTTTTTTCACAACCTCTACATTCATCGCATTCATGTGCCATATCAAACTTTGCTTGCTTTAACAGCACGGGACATTCTTCGCTTGGCACTTTGCAAATGTACGCCTGCCGTATAGAGATAACTTTTTCTTCATACTTCTTTTTCAGTTCTGAAAGGTCATTTTCAATACGGGTTACTTCCTTGTTCACATACGTTTGTATGTTACTGTAGCTTTTTTCCATTATTGATATTGACTTTTCAAGGTTGGTAATCTCAACTGTCCGAGCCTCTGCCATCGCTTTCTTGCGAGAGGGTTTCATGTTTACAAGTGAAACTATTCCACCTAAGAACCCCCCCCCTCCAAGTATTGATACTAAAATCTGCGTCCAATCCATGATATTATTATTTTAAACGTTGCTACTGTAAGTAGTTTTATTAGGAGTTTCGATAATCTCTGTATTGTTGTTCTTGCTTATCCGTTCAGCTTTTTCAGCTTGCTTGATAGCATCTTCTTCTTCTTGCTTCTTCTCTCTTTCTACTCGGTCAAGTTCATCCGGTGCAGAAGACGGAGATTCTTCAATCAATGTTTGTCGGGAAATCCATTTAGATTCCATAGCTAAGTTGGTAATCTTAGTATTGTTGGTTTCCATGCTCCAAATATTCAGCTTGGCTTTAATCTTCAAATCTGTATAAGCATTAGTCTGGTCTTCTTCCAATCCTAACATCTCTTGGAAGAGATAGGTTATCTCATTGATAGAATCAGACCAATCAGCAACACTTTGAGTAGCCAACGCAATATCATTACGCATAGACAATGCAATACCGTTGCCACCGCTTCCAGTATTAGTGATATCCTTTGGAGTGATAAAGCTGACAGATGAAGCGATTGAAACTTGTTCCAGCAAATATTCCAGATAAGCAATCATGCTTTCCGGTTCTGGAAACTCCAAAGTCTTTGCTTCTGTCTTGTAGCTTGAACCTTCGTCTGCCGGGAGATTGATAACTAATGTGCCGTTATCTCGCTTGAAACTGTCTTCATTCATTTCCCCTTTTAAGACTAATCCCCAAGTACCAAACCGTTTTAATGTCACAGCATGTATATTTGTAAGCAATTCAATTATCTCAATTATACTTTGAGAATATTCCCAAGCCACTTTGCCTCTATGGTAGACAAGAGGATTACGGCTAAACCCATGAAGAATCCTTTCAGTAACCCATCCATTATTGGTAGGCTCTCCTTCTTTGCTTCGTATTGAACGATAAAGGTACTTATCATCAAATGTATCAATGACTTCTGTCAAATCATCTATCTTATAAAACAAGGAGCGTGAAATTTCTTCTCCATATTCATTATAGTTAGGTATGACTGAATATCCATCATCATAGGAATAGACTTTAACTGTTCCCTTTTTCTTTATAGGGTCATATTTGAATAGTACGCCAGCATCGCCAACTTTCTTTTGCTTGGATATTAGTTCGTACTTGATTTGCTCCATATTTCTCATGTTCCATTCCAGCTTAAAGTTCTGAAACTTCTTACTGATGGTATCATTCTTCTCTATATTACAGAGATTAAAAGAAATAGGATTAGCAGTGAGATGAAGAACATGTGCCGCATGAATATTCTTTTGCAAAGAAACTGTCAGCACAAGTTCATCTATGACTATATCAGTATCTCCAACTCTGACTGCAATCTTAGGAATTGAATTATTATACTTTATATTGTGTAGAGAAGGGTCGTACTCTCTCAGATAGAGGTCTTGTGAAACCTCTTGCAATGTCAAGTCGCTCAACTGGGCAGTTGTTTTTTGGTTAAGTGTAACATCACCAATATAAGTTTTGCACGACTGAAATTTCCCACCTCTTGTAAAAGGCTTCTTCAACAACAGCCGCGTTGGTTCTGACAAATACCAATCAATGTTTTTTCTCGTTATCATTTTATATGCTGCTTAAAATTTTCAATATCTTATCTGAATTAGTAATCTTTCCTCTTTCCCTTGTTGGTTGTGCAGTACCATTTACTTGGTTCATTATATCTTCAAGAGATAATTTCCTTCTTAATTCTCCACCAGTAGCACCAGCCAATTCCCTATAACAGTCATAACACAATCCCCCACAAAGCATAATGATGTTGTCTGTAAGGTCGGGAGAAAAGCCTTTTATCAGAGCATGTTGCTCCTTCTTTCCTTCAAACTGTATTCGTCCCGAAGGCAAGCGTTTAAATTTGAATATTCTGCTCTCAAACTGCATTTGCTTTAAGACGGTAGTAGAACCTTCACGCTTTAGTTTCTGATGTGTATATCTCATTTTAGCAAGCTGTCTGTCATAGGTTATCAATCCAGCCTTTATCATTTGAGTAGCAAGGTGGGCTGCTTCATCTTTAAACCTTTCATACAACTTCTTTCCTTTAGCAGTTGCGGCAATCGCTCCGGAGAATGCGACACCTCCACCGTTTGCTGATACAAGATTGAAAATCTCTTTTAAGAAACCGTTACCTTGCACATCAATGATTAGCTCTTTATCAGTCAATCCATGCTTAACCATAAACTGCTTAATCATCTTTACAGCTTCAAGATTAGAGTTTTTCATGCAATATTGTATATCGTCACAATGGAAACCTACCCAATGCTTCATTACAAAGTTATCCTCCCCAGTAGTTGCCATATCCACGGTAATACGCTCCTTCTTGCATTTACATGGAGAAACATGAGTAAACATATTGAGAATATCATCCTCTGTCACTTCGGAAAGATTATCTTCTTCTTCTTCTTCTTTTTCGTCTTGTATAGAGAAATTCCAATTAGGTTCATACATTGAATCTGCAAGCACAGATGTTGCAGCCATAGCGCGATAACCTTTGTTTGCTTTAAGCATAGCTTGGTTATCCCTCACATCAAAAGTAAAAAATACCATGCTCATAATAAAGTCCTCATAAGACATATCCGGGTCAATCTGCAAAAGGTTATCTATAATGTCTTTGCATTTAGAATAAACCTCTTCCTTAGTATTTCCCCAATAGACTTCATCCAAGTTACCTTTTACAATGTGGAAGAACCGAACAACTCCATTCATTTCTTTAATGGGTTTTCCATCATCTCCAATCCATCCACCACCATTCTTGCCACAGCCACATAGCTTACGTATGAAGCATTCACGTTCCGGATTTTGGGCAAGATATATTTGAGCTTTACCCTTAGTGTTTGCACGCAGACGGGTTTGACAAGTAGAAATAGTCCTCCATTCAAATTTATTGCATTCTTCAAATATGGCTTTCTTAAACTGCAATCCTTTGAATATCTTATCTATTACAGTGGGACTTTCATTATTCAACTGCTGGAATTTGATTTCAGAACTATTGAAAAACTTCACACCCATATCGTCTTGAACCTTAATGACTTCTCCAATAGGTTCTCTTGGTTGTATTCTGAAACGTCTATCAATAAGCGGATATATTTCTTTAAGACCATCCACTACTTTACCAGCGTCAAAAAAGTCGCCAACATTACGCATGAACCATACAGCTTTTGCCCCTTGGTTTTCATATAGATATGAAATTGGTGCATATCCTAATGTAAAACTTTTTCCACCTCCACCACTACCAGTAAGCACAACATAGTCAGCATTGCTTCGGATAGCTTCATATTGACAACCCGGCAATGGACTAACAATTTTGTCTTTCTGTATTTTCTCGCTCATAATGGTTCTCTATTTTTCTACAAAAATACGCAATCTAAGCTTCGATATATGCCACTTATCGAAAAACAAGCTATACACCTTAAAATAAATATGCTACTTTTTCGATAACCACAGTATGAGTAACGAAAAAGCTATTTATTTTTGTTCAAAATAATAAAAGGCACTTATATACAAAGTGACACTTAGTATATAACCTAATGCCAATGTAGCGAAAACCAAG